TAACGACGTCGTCGATGTTATGCCCCTGCGAGCTGACGTATTTCGCGTACTGCTGGAACGGCATGTTATCCGAGTCACCTCGACCGAAATAAGACTTGCTGGGCAGCACAAGTTGGTAGACGTCACCGCCAACATCATCGGCCAGCACAACTGCGAGATACTGGTGGTATTTGCATGCGCGAGATTCGTTCTGTCCCGAACCTTTGATGTTTTGCGGGCAGCTCTCGCAGAGCGAACCCTGTGGGGATTCAACGCTGGCATCGGGGCGCTTGCCGTCGTTCGACCAGCAATCGGGAGCTGAGCTTTCACCGGCTACGTATTTGCCAGCGTGGTAGGTGCGAAATACATTCGGCGCGCCACCGACAACCACGACATTCATCGTGCGGTTCTCATTCTTCGCTACTTCTTCGCCGCCAACGACAAGGCGGAACACGCTACCGCGAATGGAAATCCTCTTGGAGCCAGTATTACCCGCGAGCGTTCTGGTTAGCTCATTGCGCTCCTTGGCCTTGATATGGGCGGGAACAGCTTGTTCAAACAGCGTCAGTGCAGTCATCATAATCTCCTGTGTAAGTGACTGTTTATTTGCGTTTAACAGCGAAGTCATACTCGCTGTCTACGTTTAAACCCGGTGGGTGTGCATCCGGGTTACTTTCAAGAAACTCCTTCATGTTACTTTGATGGATTCGTTTCTCTAACAACCCAACTACATTATGCTCCTGAATAAACTCGTAGAAACTTTCCCAGTCGTTCGTCCAGTATCGCTGCTTTACCGTCCTGTAAGCGGTGCCAGCCGGTGTCGCAAAGCTGGTAGCCCCAGTCTCTTTCGCAATATCAAGAAGTTTGCTCCGAAGCGTTTTCAGCTGGTGCTCAAAATCGGCATCCTTATCTTTATACGCACGATAGTTTTCTTCTTTCGCATCGCGTATTTTAATGTACGTCGCTACTATTTTCTCAATCGGAACTTCCATAGTTACCTCGTAGAAATGGTGTGCCACCACTGTAGATGTAAAACTATAGTGTGTCAAGAGCTAACGGAAAATTTATTCAGATATTTCGCTGCGGTACAAATCTATGATACGAGTGTGTACTTCCAGCTTGCTTTGCAGCATTTTGTACAGCTTAGTCTCAACCGGGCTACCTTCGATGTGCACTACAGTAACAGGATTTTTCTGCCCTTGTCTATGCACTCGGGCATTTGCTTGTAGATAGGACTCAATAGACGTTACTGGGGCGTACCAGATAACAATGTTCGCGGCGGTGAGGGTGACGCCGTGTGCGGCGGCTTGCGGCTGTATGAGAAGCACTTTTGGGTTGGGTGTATCTTGGAACTGCTTGAAGATGGACGTCCGCTTGCCGACACTGACTTCACCGTTGATTATTTCACAGGTAATACCGTGCTTCGTAAGAAACCTATCCAGCAACTGAATTGTGTGTGTAAACGGAACAAACACCAACACTTTGTGCGTGGCCTCTTCGATTGTTTCCAGTATGGCGTTTAATCTGGATGAGACATCAAATTCTATGACGTTACCAGTGTCGGTATAAACAGCGCCACCTGAAATCTGTAGTAGTTTGGTCAGGTTAGCCGCGGCGTTTACTGCAGATACATCTTCTCCCGCAGCCTGAATCAGCATGTCTTTCTTGAGAGCTTTGTAGTATTTGATCTGCTGAGGGCTCATCGGGGCGTACCGTGACGTGTGTGTTACTTCGGGCAGGTCCAAGCACTGATCTTTAGTGTATCTGATGGCTGGTTGTAGTAGTCTGTGGACCGTAGCTTCGGCGTTTGCTTTTGGAATCCACTTGAATCTTGTTAGCTGCTGCATCACCATGTCTCTGTAAGCGCCAAACAGCATCGGCGCTCTACCCGGGACGCACATTTTAGCCAAGCCATACGCATCCAACGGCGATTGCGCCGCTGGAGTGCCAGTCATCATCCAAACCCAAGTGTCCGCAGTAGTCGCGTACCGAAGGGCCTTAAACCGTTTCGTTTTGACGTTCTTGTAAGCATTCGCCTCGTCGATGATAATTAGATCGAACCCACCGTCTTTAATTTCGTCTTTGACGATGTCTATACCGTCGTAGTTAATGATGACAAACTCGGCGTTATTCCCGATAATAGCTCTGCGTTTAGCGCGTTCTCCATACGCCACATCGACCCTGCGATGCACAGCAAAAGTAAACAGGTCAGCTTGCCACGCCGACTGCATGATTGACAGCGGGCATACCACAAGCACCCGGGATATAACGCCTTGTGTCATCAGGTAGTCAGCCGCCCATATGGACGCTGCGGTTTTACCTGTGCCCTGCTCATTGAAGCAAAAGGCTCGTTGGTTAAGGCTGAGAAACGCCGCAGTATCTAGCTGGTGCGACATGGGTCGATATGCGCCCGGCCAATCGTAGTCTCTCTGTATTGGCGACGGTACGTTCTTAAACCCGATTTTGCGCAGGGTCTGAGCTTCTTTTAACCCCCAGTAAACAGCTACTTCAGATATGCCGTCCTGTTCTCCGTCGTTCACCTTGCTTTTGAGAATAGTCTCGGTGATACGTGCTGGCTCGCGGGTCCGCACCAGCAATATTTTATCCTGCACAATATCCATGAGGCGTTACTTATTCTTTTTCATTGTGTGGTTGGAGTTGCGGGGGTAAGACCGATTGTCCGACGCCGATACGGCTCGCAGGTTACCGCGGGTGGTTTTGCCTCCCTTCGACAGAGGTATCTTGTGGTCTACATCTTTGCCGTCGCCTTTGTGCACCGCGCCAGCGCGCTCCATGATTCTACGCGCTTTGTTCCGCTGAGCACGCTTCTTTTTAACGGCTTCGGTACCATCATAGTTTTCATACTCGCGCTTATAAGGTCTGGGCTTGTTCACGTAAGGCATTTAGTTTCTCCCGTTATGCTCGCAGCTGGTTACTGCGCAATACTTGCGGCAGGTGAAGTTGGGTTTGGGGTTCCATATGTTCGTGGCCATAGCCGCCTCCAGTCTGGTAATCTCCGGCAGCCATTTTGCCCACGTGCTGCTTTCGTCATCCCGGATGTATTTCGCGGGAACCAAATCTTCAGCTACCAAAAACAGCAGCCCGGCGCGCACAGCCTTGACCGTTGGAAAGTGCTTAAACACCAGTAACGACAGCAATTCTAGCTGTTTTCTATCCGCATATGTGCTGTTTCTACCGGTCTTGTAGTCCACAACGCGGGCCTTATCGCCGTCAAGCACCAGTAGGTCAGCGATGCCGCGAAACCACACCCGCTTGTCCCGGAAAGCGCATGGCTCGAAGTCTCTGGTTAGCCCCATCTCCAGCTCACAATGTTTATCTCCGGGCAGCGCAATCATGGCGTCCAGCTGCGGCTTGAACTGGCTGTATTTAGCGGGTAGTGGCTCCCCGTATCCTACGTAGCGTTCTGCAGCCTTATGCACCTCGGACCCATACAGCAGGTGTTGCTGGGGCGGCTCAACTACGTCCTTGACTACCCGCAGGTGATAGTATTTCTTTGGGCACAGCTGGAATAGCGAGATGCTGCTGTACGACCAAGTGTAGCTTGGTGTCTTAGCCGGTATATTTTTTGGTTGCGCCATAGCTTTGTCCGTATTTAACCTCGCAGTTAAGTGGTAAAGTTAGCGCCCACTTCGGTCGCCAACGCATGCAGTCTTGCACGTACTTCACCGCCTCTTCCCACTCCCCCTCTTTGGCGATGCAGGTTACGGCATCGTGTACGGTTAACACAACTTTGTACCGCTTGGCAATCCTCAACATCTGCTCGCCGATAACACACCGAGCCAGTGCCTGACAGACATTTTCAATTACTTTGCCGCCGTAGATGCGGACAGGACCGCGTCGGGTATTGTAGATATACTCCCTGTCTGCTTGCCCTGCTTGTAGGTCTGTATAACGTAGGGGCAACTTGCTGGGCAGATCGAACCCGACCCCGGGAAGTAGGTTGGTAGCTTGGTTCTGCTTACCAAACGGCGCGGTCTTGAGCGTCTCAGATGTAAGCGCATCAAGGCACAGACTAGCTTCGTTCCAAAGGTTAGGTATCCAAACAAACTCATCACGGTAAGTATTCAGTATGTATTTGGCGGCGCCGTCATCTATATCCACGCCGAACGTACGTAGTTGCGCCTGAAACTTTTTCCACCCCATACCGTACCCGCAGCCAAGAACCGTTGTTTTACCTACGAAACGCTCTTGCTCAGTAATATCCTCGATTTGCTTGCGGTAGATTTTAGACGCCATAATTTTGTAGACATCTTCACCTAGCTCAAACGCCTCGATCAAATCTTGTTGCCCAGCCAGCCACGCGAGTATGCGCGCTTCAATCTGAGAGGAGTCGGCGTCGATAAGGACATAGCCTTTGGGGGCCATGATGGCGGACTTCAATTTAGACTTGCGCGGCAGATTCTGCAGGTTCAGCTTATCGTCTCCGCCCCACCGGCCTGTGTGAGCAGCGTAATAGCGCAGGGGTACCGGCATAGAACCTCGTTTGGCAATCCCGGTCAGACGCTGTGTCCGGGTTTCTTCTAACGTGCTTTTAGTCCCCAGTCGAGCCGCCACCAGTGTTTGAACGCGCTCGTCCGGATGCTCCGCCAGCTTTTTAAATGCGTCATCGTTTTTGGAAAACGCGTATGTAGTTTTTTGTGTTGTTGGGCTGATCTTCGTCGGCGGTACTACGTTCAGTTCTTGCAGTGCCGCGGCAAACTTAGCATTCGACATTAGAGTATCGCGGTCCGCAGTGGCTTTTGCAACCAGCGCTTCCTTACGTTCTACCACTTCAATCAGGTGCTGCTCCAGCAGAGGCAGGTCCAATTCAAGCGCGGGTTGCGTGAACATCCGCAGCGTAAGGTCGATAAGTTTCAACTCTGTCTTGCTGAATCGCTCGTTCAGCAGATGGAACAGCTTGTAGGTCAGGTCAACGTCATTACGGCAGTATGCAGCATACCGTTGCAGCTCGTCCGCGGAAAACTGCTCGCGGCGTTTGCCCATAGCCATCACGACCTCGGTGCCTTTCACGCCCAAATCGTATCGCTCAGCCAGCTTGGCTAGGCTGTTACCAACCTCAACCCCGCATACTGCACGGGCCATCGACAGGGTATCCAGTAGTGCAAGTGGTTTGATGTTAAACCGCCAGCTCAGGATAGACCCATCGAACATCATGTTGTGGGCCAGCACGAAACACTTATCAAGCTCGAACTTGCCCAAGAACGCAGCGGTCTCGGCGTGGGTGCCACTAAACCATTCGGTTTCTCCGTCGTCAATTTTGACGGC